TAATTGTTTCGTTATTTGTATCGTTGAACTCTGTGTCACCAAACGTGAAGGTCGCAATTGCGCCGCCGTGTTGTATCCCGCCGTCAAGCGTAACTTCTACAGAGTCCGGTGCATCCCAATAACCACAGTCGAGAATAATCTCGTCCGCCCGTGAGACGTACACGCCTGCCACCGCCGATCCAATGGCCTCTTGGGGAGATTCCCCATACACAAGTTCAACCCGTGGACTGCTCGTTGCACCCTTCGTGGCTGTGTCAGGAATGTACTCATCAAGTCCAGACTCGACCGTTACCTCACGAATGAGGATGTTCGTCGGTTCAGGTGCTGCCAGTGGCCCAATCGACACCCACGACTCAACACGCTGTAGCGGTGCTACCAAAGGGTCCAATGCCGTCAGGGTTGCGTCTGTGTAAGAGTTGCCCGAAGTGAAAGAAGACTTGTGTCCGTCACTGCCGCAGATAATCGTGGGGTCAAACGTCGCGAGCATGCCGTCTGCACTTCCAAACAGCGGAATAGACTGACCACTCTCACCCTCACCCGACGAAATAGATGCGTGGATTCCAACAGTCGCACCAGTGAAACGTGGGTGGACGAACTTGATTGGGAAGAACCCATCGGTTGCGTACGAGTAGAAAAGGTGTTGTGAGTCTGAAGGCGAATCGCTGTCATTCAAGAAAATCCACACGCCAGTGCGTTGGACATCGTGTACGAGAGTCGCGGTTGTATCCACCCACGACCTGTTGCCAAAGAATGAGTCCAGCCGACCCCTGCTGATTATGTTGGACTTGTCAACAGCAAAGATGTTTGGATCAAGAAGAAGCATACCCTCAGAACTCAACACAAACACAGACTGTCCGGGACCGGGACACCACGCACTTGGACTCACCAGTCCCAAGGACCGGCTCATCATTTGAATTGTTCCGTCAAACGCAGGGTCGTTGGTGAGGTTGGATATCGTGTTTCGGCCACACATCAACAAGCCACTTCGACCGAATGGGATCAGGGCCTCGATCGGCTCCCCCATTGTTCCGTAACCTAGTGCCGATGATGTGCCACCGGCAATTGCGTCTACGGCTGTACCGCCGGGATTCCAGTCAAGGGGATCATCAACAGCGCACATGAACCACGTTTCTTTCGCACCAACAACACCGGCCATCGCAAGCCTTGCGCCGAACTTGACGATGAGGTTGGCCTTGTTCGTTCCGTTCGCTACCTGAACAGGCCCATTAGTGCCATCAATCCAATCGGATATCACTGCTGTTGTAGTTGCCAGAGCAACCTTCTTGTAGTTCGTTCCGTCACAGAAGTACACATAGTCCTTGAACTGAACACCGCTCACTTGGCCTGTGTGTATGAAATCGTAAGCAGTAGATATCCTCGTTGCTGCTGAGCCTAAGAGTTTCTGCCACAGGTATCCGTTGATCACCAATAGAAGTCGATCGTGTCGAACTTCGCCAACATAATTGGAGCACGACACGATGCACTGGATTTCCCCTGCCCCATTGTTACCGTAGTCCGTGCCGTCGCCAGCGGCGAACATGTCAATTGGAGTAATCCCCGGACGGGTTCCAAGACGAAGTCGGCCCTGCCACTGATCGTTGGGGACCATGTTCTGAATGTCCAACGACATATTGGGCGGCACTTGGTCGTACGCCGCGTCAGCGGTCCAACCTCGGAGCGGAATGGGTGATGGGATACGCATTAGGCGATTCGGATGAACGTGTATCTGTAGAAGTTGTCGTAGTAAGTAGAGTCTTGACCGATGTCACAAATCGTTATCCCATCAATCTCCTGTTCTGCGTTTGTTGACACCTTGCATTCAACTGTGCTTTCGGTGGTCATCTTGATGTAAAAATGAGAACCGCTAGTGTTGTACCACGTTTCAGAGCCCTGATTGAATCCATGAGCCTGCCCCCAACCAATCCACGAACCAGTGCAATCAAAGTTGACCGTGAGTAATTCGAGGTTATTACTCGCCGTACCACACTTAGAACCAAAGATTGTGACGATAGATCCAGCCGGGTGTTCGCCAGAATGTGAACCACTTGAGTCGTTGTATGTAAATTCTGCCGTACCAGATTGAGAACCGCCGTCAAAAGTCGTTCGCGTTGCTGCTCCATCAACCATATTTGTGAACAACGCGCCAAACTTCTCAACCAGCAACTTCGATGGGACACTTAGATCGCTAGTCAGTCCAGCCCATGTGGATGCTCCTTGTGGCTGCGCGGCGTAGTTGATTGCGGTTTGACTTGCTACTACTCCATCGCCATCTTTGGTTCCACCTACTACAACCGCGTCTTCCGTGACTTGGATAAACGGCCCATACTCTGAACCCGTCATAACTTTTCCGGCGTCACCGCCACTGTTGCCCATAAAGGGTCCGGCTGTATTGAAGGCAATGCCGCCCGTGGTTGATGACGCACCCCTGAGATGATGCGTGTCGTCTCCAGCAGAGTGAAGAGGAATCGTCAACTCGCCATTTACTAGTGTCACATCACCAGTAGTCACGCTCACATCACCAGCGGTCACGACCACATCGCCTGCCGACACAGTCAAATCGCCGTCAGCAGCAGATGACGAAGACTCAGTGACAGTCAACTTACCCTTGACAGTGAGCGGAGTCTCACTGGCCGGTGTTGTTGCAGGTCCAAAGACTTGCTCTCCGGGCGTAAAGGTGTTGTCCCCTGCAAAGGTGTTGGGGAGAGCCAACAACGCAATGTCATCCCATGTGCAAGGGGAAGAGCCAGCACCTTCAGCAGCAGTACCAGTACCCAACCCCGTCCGAGTAGAACCCTCCTTCGGAGGTCGCATGATTGGCAAACTCGCCCACACCGTTGAGCCATTACCTACGACCCAGCCGACGATGGTTGTTGTCCCACCTACCTCATCGAAAACGAGGCCAATCTCCCCATGGTCTAGGACGGGGTTATCGGTTGCCCAGTTGTCATGGTCGGCTCTCCGTAGCCTGATTCTTGCACTCATTGATCACTCTCCACAAATGAAGGCGGCACCAAGTACCAACCCTCTGGGACATTTACCTTGTTGGATGACGGACTCCAGTGCGAACCGGACTGTCCTCACTTACGAGAACCACCCTTGGTCCGCACCCAATTAGTAACACGAGAGCCAGCACGGCGAAGCATGCGAGGACGGCGTTCGCCGTCCACTGCTCGATTACTAATGCGTGCATGCGAAAGTAGAGAATCAGTGATCGCACGGATCACCTCCCTTAGCCACGCCCACATCAGGAATCATCGTTCGCGCCAACGGATTCGCTGGACTTGTCATTGTCGCGAGAAGCGACGAATCCAAGAGAAACAAAGACCGCTGTGACAACCGCTCCCCACTCAGCAGTGGTTGCAGCATCGCCATCCAGATATGCGGCAACTGCTGTAGCGATCACCGCAAGTAATGCAGCAATACCTGCCGCTGTCGTTTTCCATGACTTCATAATTCATTCTCCAATTCGCGAAGACGCACACTTAGTTCCGCCACCTTCGCGCTTAGGTGGTCGGTGTTCACAGTTAGGTTTATTTGGGTTCTTGTGAGATCCGTAGTTATGTCTCGTAACATTTCGACGGTCTTAACGGTAGATTCGATCTGCTGGTCCCGGCGACCAGTTTGCATCATAACCGCACCTATGGCGATCAAAAGAACAATTGTTTGCAGTACGTTTGTGGTTATAGCCACTTTCTCTCGTCCATTGTTTGTGCTCATGGTGTGTACACCGTCCATGGTGCTGTTGGTGGTGAAACAAACGGCTTCACCTCACTGCCTGCGATGTAGTCAATTCCATTCACCCAGACAACGGCGTTCACGAGATACCTCCGCTCGTTCTGATATTTCCCCTCACGACGAACATCGCTCGTAGTGGCAGGTGGATCAAGATCATTGGGTTCGTAGTAAGCAGAGTCATCTTCAAAACCCACGACCGCGAAGCGGACGTAGCCTCCCAACGTCTCTTTGTGAAATACCGTCCTTCATCAAGGATGTTTGTAGGAGTGGGCCTGCGTCTATCTCTGCGATCCGTGCTGGGATTCCGTCATCCTCATACCCCTGAGCGTACGCTCTCAGGTACGAGGTAAACAGAGGGTCCACATACGAAGGGAAGGACAGGGTCACAGCATCGATCGCCGTCGCTGTGACTTTCGGCCAATACTTTCTGTACCGCATCCGCACAGCGTCCGCACTGAAAGAGATGGATGTTGGGAAGATGTCTATCCGCTGCTTTAGGTTTTGCCACGGCAGTGCAACATGGGTGACGTATCCAGTCACCGGGGTTCGTGTTGTTGCGTCACGGAGATAGTCCATCTCTGCTGGCGTGACATTCTCGACTTCCGCACCATCGACCGTGCGGACCATCGAAACAAACTCACCACCCAAATCAAACCCCATGGTTGCTGGCTGTGTGATGTGTTCTTGGTCTGCGGTCAGAGAAAGAAGAGACGTTGCTTCTCTGAATCGCCAAGGACGGGAATACAACTGTTCGCCCGCGTGATTGATTACTTCCAAGACACGTTCATCCACCGTCATGCCCGGCGCGACCGAAGGGTCGCCACCAACGGCATGTTTGGTGTGTGACTTGGCTTGTCCGACATTCATACGAAGGCTCCAAACTAGAAAGTAGAGGAGGGGCTGTGAGGCCCCCCCTCTACATGAGGGGAGAAGAGAATCAGATGCTCGCCTGCGTAATTGCAGGTCCGCCAACCATAAAGGCTTTGCCAGTGGTTGTTTCACTGACATCTACTACCTCCATGGCATAAGCCACGACAACCAGAAGGTTCACGGCGTGGATAAGTTGACCAGCAGCGTTCACCGTCAAAGGCGCACCGGCAGTCCAGTCAGCGGTACCACTTCCAAGATGGGCGCAATCGTGGATTCCAGTGAGTGCAATCTTGCCTGCCTTAGTGGCCGTGATCTCTTTGGTCACGACCCCGTAGAAACCGCATTTTCCTGCGGCTGAAACCATCTTGGTTACAACGACCGAAGTATCGGTCGGTGCTACTGCAAGCAGTCCAGAGTCGGTGATGTGTACCACCTCTCCAACTGCCATAGTCGCAGCGGCTGTAGCCTCTACGGTTTCTGGGTTGAATGTCAGCCCGCCGGGGGGCTGAGTAAGTGCGAGTGACATAAAAATGTCTCCTTCTTATCAGGATGTTGCAGAGATCAGCGGGGCAACGATGCCGTGACGCTGACGCGAATTGCAGAAAAGATTCCACCAGCAGTCCACGGGTTGGATATGCGTGAATGGCTGAGCAGGCGAACGCATTACGTCATGCTTCGCAAAGTATCGACGAGAGTGGATGATCGGCGTAAGGTACGCACCATTGACCCAGAAGTACCGAGCGCCAACATCAATAGCAGTTTCTTCTGTGCCATTGTCTGCCTCGGAGGTGACGTTAGTGCCAGTAGCCGTACGCTTTGCGGCAGAAACATCTTTCGGGAACAACTGCGCATCATCGAGATGAGCGCAGTACATCAGTTCGATGCCACTGAACGTTGGGTTGTTGTACGCTGGGTCCGAAGGAGCGATCAAGAGATCATTGCTCTCACGGAGCGCACGCTTGTACTGCGTCACACCAAGGCGTGAGCAAAGAATCATTTGACGATTGAGTTTGGTGTCGTCAAAATACTGTTGCTTTGTGCTTGGTGGCACGAATTGGCACTTGAGGAACATGTTGTCAAACGCGGGGAAAATGCCGCCGCTTTCCCATGTGCCAGCGTTGTGGCCTGCGTAAGCAGCGTCGTGCCGCACACGGTTGGGATCTGCCAGAGTGGGGTCATAGAACTCGACTTGATTGCTCCAGCGGTTCTCTGCTGTTGGATCAATGCCCATGACATCAGTCCAACCATTTGGTGCAGCACCTCGTTGAGCGAACTCACCAGTTACCGCAGCGCCTGTAGTGTCGCCAAGCAGATGCTCGCTGATGAATGAAGCGATGCTGTAGGGACGCTTGCCGCCTGCACCTTCCATGTCGGCGTAGTTGCCGTTTGAGCCTTGCCACAGGTCGGCCTCAAACCCATTCGTGATCGAAGTCCAGAGACGCTGCTCTTTGATCCGCTTGAGTTTCTTGTACTGAACCTTGGCTGCTTCCTTGGAAGAGCCTTCGGAAATGTTGAGTTCCACTTCCTGATCGGTCCACGCCATGTGGTCAATCGTGAAACGCCACGGGGCAGCGATCGTGTCAGTGACCTGCACGTTCTGCCATGTGAATGCCTCATTGGGGAGGTAGTGGTCGTAAGTGTTGCCATCATCGAACATGATGACATCGCGGATCTCTGTGCCGCCTTGAACGGTTCGCTCGGTCCCCTTCTCTTTGAGAAGTCGGGAGAAAGCATAGGTGTTCTTTACGGCTTCGTTGATCACAGACTCGGCATTCGACAAGTATGTCGGCCCAGTTGTGTTCATAAAGTCGTTAAAGACTGTAATAGGACTGCCAGACATTGGTCAGTCTCCTTCTATGTTCTAAGTCTTCGATGGACATCCTCGGCAGATCCCCCACTCATCAGCACATCAAGGGCAGCATCTTCTTTACTCTCAGGTGCTTTTTCTGGCCTTCGTGGCTGTGACTTGGGGGCCGAGGGTTGACGCCTTGATGGCTTACGTTGTGCTGGTGGGTTACCTGCCAGATTCTGGTAAGCCTGTGTCAACATAGATCCAACGGATTTGAATGACTTGGGTTGAGTGCGACCTAAACGTGACATTTCTGTAATGACCGCTTCTTGTGACGGAGCGTTGTCTCCGTATTGGGTTCGGGTCGTTTGATCTGCCGTTTCTATTTGGGTCACAATATGTTGAGCAACAGCACGCTGCTGTTGCTGCTGAGTTATCTGCTGGACCGCCTGTTTGGTGGCCTCGGCAGCGCGTTCTGAAATCATTGCATGCACAGTCTCTGCTGCTTCGTCGCCAACGATATCACGCAGTGAATCGGGGATTGTTGCCCCGGTTTCTTGTGACGGTTGCCCGTCTTCCGCCTGTTGGGCGGGCTGTAGTCTTTCTTCCATCTCCCGGAGTCGGTTGGAGTATTGATCCACATCCGTCTGCCGCTTGCCAGCCCTCTCGGCCCACTCCTGAGCAGTCTTCGGATCAAGTGAGTCGATGACCTCTTGAGGCACGTTGTCACGACGAAGGATCTGCTCAAATGCGGCCCTGTCTACTGTGTTCTCGGGCTCCGGATCGAATTCCGGTGCTTCTGCAACCTCTTCGGTTGACATCAATTCATTAAGAACTTCATCATCTTCTGCGGTGTTCTCGTCATCTAACGGGAACGCCGCTGCGGAATCATCTGTCACTGGTGCTTCAGTTGGTTCTGATGCAGTCACCACTTCGGTTGCTTCCGCTACTTCTGTTTCTTCTGTTTCAGGGTTCATATCATCGGACATGTCCATACTCCTCGGTTGATGGTTTCAGTTCTGGGATCACTTCTTCCGACTCTTGTTTGCCGGTTTCTTCTTGGCTGCCGCCTTTGCTGCGGCCTTCCCTTTGGGCGTGTACGGGTACTTCTTGTTTCCGACTTGTGGCATCTCAATAGTCCCTCACATACCCGTGCTGTGATGCGACATTCGCCTCATGCCTGCGGGAAGTAATGATTGGCTTGCCCTGACTGTTTGTCTTGCATCCATCAAGGTTGCGGGGCAGTGACTGCGACACATAGGGGTAGTTCCAGCGACACGCGCCCACATCCACCTGCATGTCTG